GGAAATGTCATATTGCCAACAATAATATTATTTTCATAATACTCTTTCTCACGTTTACGTTTGAGTCGTGAATCCCAATGTTCTAGGTAAGGTTGGATTCTTTCTTCATCTACCCAAACATTACAGATAATGTTATCAGGGGCTGGTATAGCACCGCTATACACAGCCATTTCAACTTGTTTCTCGGTCACATTAAGTCGTGACATGATATCTTGAACTGTAATCATTTTGAAAAATAATCACTGCCTTTAGCATCAAAGATGGCTTGAGCAATACAATTCCAACCATCATTTTTTGTGATTGTAATATCACGCTCAAGACCAAAACGATTCTTTGAACGAAATCTTGCGTTCTGTACCACACCTAGTGTGACACCTTGTTCTCTATCAATATCCGCAGTATTCATACCACTACCCATACCCACAGGTGTTTTGGAGGTATAAAGCATTCCAAAAATATCGCACCATTGTGTCACAAGTTCACGAGAACCAAATGATTTTGATGATTTGGGTGAGTGCAATAATGCATCAGTAAAATGAAATTCTGTTGCGCTAATCGTATCGCGCTCTAGGTTAGTAAATACATGGCAAGAACAGCAAATGTTAATACCGTTATCAGCAAAGAAATCTAACCATTTTAAAGTGTCTTGCCAGATAGTATTGGATACATTATATGCATTACCATAGCCATTATGTGCTGATAACATAGTGAGTTTAGGATTAGTTCTTGACACAGGGTCAAGAGCAATGACGTGTGTGTGGATAATACGCTCAAGAGCTGATAATGAATCCACAACAATAGATTGATATTCAAATGTACCAGCCATCACTAGTTCAGATAACTCACCAAATAATTCAATTAAATCTGTGTAACTTGCATCATGCATAGGGATAATGGCTACTTTTTCTCTATCCACATCCACATAGCCTTTTTCTAAAGCAATGAATACAGGTTTAGGTGCTGATGCGAGAAGTGTTGTTTTACCAATACCTTCAATACCAGCCGCGATAAGGCGAAGACCTTCTTGTTTTGATTCTGTTGTTAATGCTCTGCTTAAAAAACTCATTTTATCTCTCCAGTTGTTTTGTCGTAATTGACGATTGTATATTAATTGTATTTGACGTTGTTGTCAACTTGATAATCCAACTAATTCTAAAATATAAGTCAATGTATCATATGACACATGGTGTGTAAGGCAATCCTTTGTTGATGCAGCAATCAGCTCACCGTGACTCACCATGTCACAGGTAATGACGATATTGCCTACAGATTTCAATCGTAGCACCAGCACGTTATCCTGTGGCTTAAATTGAACCACAACAAGTTGTTTGATATCAAAACTGACTACTGCACCATCTGAATCAGAAAATGCCACAAATTGTTGCTTTGCTTGTTTCTGTTTAGCCATTACACAACTCCCTTAACTAAGTCATGATGACGTATGTCATCGCGATAATACAGTTTAAATACCTTATTCTTTCCACTTTTAAGCTCTAATGCGCGTGGAAACGCTTTGCTTTCAATGTGATGGTCTAAATAATTACATGATTTATTTAGTCGCGCACATATTGCATTCTTGCTGATAAACAGCGATTCAAATTCATCTTGGGTCATTTCCATTCTCCATATAAAAATGCTAGTTTAATTCGTTTTTATGATAACGTCAATGTTTTAACAGCTCAATTATTTCAAGTTCTGCTTCAAGCCAATTCTGCTCTTCATTATCCGACCCTTCAAGCCATTTAAAATACGCTGCCTTTTCCACAAGTTCACGATACTCATCGTATTTAAGTAACGCAGGTCTATGACGATATTGATTAGATATTAACTGCATTGTGTCTCCCCGCAATAAAGTCTAAGTAAAGTGATGTGAAGAATGGATGTTCTTCAACCTGTAAAATCTTTCTTGGCTTTCTTTTTCTTGGAAATTTATCCAAATAGGCTTCAGTTGACACAACAAACGGAAGAATGTCTTCACGTCTAAACAATCTATTTCTATTTGTTTCTAAGATACCCACAGAAGGTACTTTGTGTTTAATTAATCGTCCACGAAGGGTCATTTGTTCAATTCCAAATTCATCTGATGCATCTTGCATTGTCATTGTGCCATTTGGTTTTGTACTATATTTAATTTCGTTCATACATAGAGTCCTGCAAAAAACATTAAAGTTACGATAGGGAATAAAATTGCCACAAGCTCTAGCATAATTCTATCCATTATTTTATTTACTTGTTGTTGAGTCATTTCATATACCTTTTTAAAATTTCAATTACATCATATATACCTTCACAAATCTCACTATCACAATCATAATACTTTGCATCAGATAATAAAATATCGAGTTTTGCAATTGCTTCTTCTTTTTGATTCACCAGTTTAGTTACTATCTCTGCCCAATCAATATGTTCTTGGTTTGTCATGTTTTTAACCTTAAAAACTAGATTGCTGTTTAACAATAAACACAATGAGTGAAAAAAGAATTATTGCGCCAAATATATAAATCATTGCTTGTTTTAGTTCTTTCATTTGTTATCCCCAATGTGGCGGTAACGTCTACCATTAACAAGAAATCTAAGCTCATCAGGGCATTTACTCCAACAGTCATCATCTTCATCAAATGTGATTTCAAACTCAACCCAAGGGTCAATTCTACGCGCTGCAACTTCAGCATATTTCATAATCATTTCTGCGTGTGGGTGTGGTGTGATGATTGGTTTGGGTCTTTCAAGTGTTATCGCGTCCTCTGAAGCAGTCCACAATTCAGAACCTTTACTTCCAGTAACCCAATGCAATCTTAAAACGGCTTTACCTGCAAATTTAGGCGCATCATCCCAATTCACATTAATTTGAGTCCCTGTTTGCTTTTCGTTCCAATCAAAAAATTCAATAAATAAATCTTGGCTTGTCGATTGGTTACTGGTAATTCCAACCAATTCTTCAATTTGTTCGTTTGTTAATAAGCTCATTTTACTCCCCCAAACATCACATCAATATTTTTATCATCGCAAGACATATTTCTAAATCTTGCATTATTTTGCCCAATAAACTGAGCGGAAAACAACTCGTTAACCTTTTCTTCTTTTTCACGCAACACTTCTGTTTCTTTTTTAGCCTGAAGCAACTTCAATGTTTCTTCAAATGTTCTTTTCTTCATCTTTTTTTAACCTCGTAAGGCAAATAACTTTCTTCTTGATAATCTGGTATCTGTACTTCTTCATCGTCATCAAGTTCAACATCAGATAACCATGATTTCACATAGCCAATAACTAAATCACCAAAATTATCTTCTCTCACACCCTGTGAGTCTTCAACCTCAATAACATACACATCTTGGTCATAGCTAATACCAACAGTCAGTAGGCATTGATACTTTGAGCCAATCCATGCAAACTCTTGTAAATACATAATTACCTCCGTTGGCAAGCATAATACTCTTTGTTTGATAAGAACGTCAAACTTTATTTTAAAAAATAGCCGAAAATATTTCTATCAACGGCTATGTTATTGATTACTCTTCAAATTTTATTAACTGAAACAATTCATTGTTACGCATTGTGATACCACCAATATTAGTATCGTAGACCCGATAATAGCCTTTATAATGGTAGTATTCTATTGTTCCCACAGTTAAAGAACCAATGAGAACACCAATTGAGAATGAGATTAAACAGAATTTAAACATTAGTTGATGCTTCCATACTTACCTGATACGCAGTATGCTGAAACCAGCTCAGTTTTGTACTTAGAGAGCTTGTAGTCGCTATAGGCGTGTTCTAGTTCAAGTTTTGCATTATCGCACGCTGTGGGTGATTCAAACTGTATTGATACCGTGTTCATTTGTGAGACTACACTCACATAGATTGTGAAGATTAGTGTGGTCATTATTTTTAGTCCTCCTCTCTTGCTTTTAACATTGCGTCTGCCATTGAATAAGACGTTCTAGCTATGTTGTCTTCATGAGGGTCTTCAACATTTACGCAAAGTCCTTGCATTGCTTTAGCTGCAAAATAGTCGCGTAGTGTCATGCCATGTGACATACCGCTACAGTTCTCATATTCATAAGTAATTGGAAATGCTGTACCGCCTGCGTTGTTTATGGTAATAACTGTGTTTTTTAGTGATTTGATATCTGGATTAATCATTTTATTTCTCTCCATAAATTTTAGAATAGTTCACATGACCATTCCAGTCCGCAGCTTCAATCAAAGATGGCATAAAGTATTTGTTTGGCTCGTCTTTTGTGGTCGGATAAAATATACCATTAACTTTCTCAAAATGTACAGACTTTTCGTATTCTGTACAATTATCAATAAAATCAATAATCGCATCTACATCGTAATTTTCATTAAATAATAAATGACAATCACCAATCCGATAACACAAGTCTCGCAGTTCACGAGTGACCATTGCTTCTCTGCAATCAAGTCCTGAGTAAAGCAGTATCTCAATAAACTCTAAATAATCACAGTCATTCATAATGATATCAGCAATACACATTAAATCACGCTGTAATTGCTTCTCACGAGCCAAGCGTAACTTTCTGATGATAGTGCCTGCTCGTTCAATTTCTATTAGCTCAGAAGGCTCTTGTGGGTATAGAGCTGTTTGTAATTTGTCCATATATTCTTTTGTTGGTTGTAAATTGCCATCCAAGTTTATTTCAACTTGTTTTGTTGTTTGTCTATCATTCCACATACGCAATAATTCCTCAAACCAGTCCTCATCGCAGACATGAACATTTGACATGATGTCATTAAGTTGGTCTTCATTTAATAAACCCATAATCTTTTACCTATTAGCATCGAAAAATTGTTCCGCAAAACTTTGTGGGCATAATGAACGTAAACTCATATCATCATGAACTAAATCCGCAAACTTTAAAAACTCTGGTATGTCATATAAGGCTGATTTATGTAGAAAAGCTAAAGAAGGCTTACCTCGGTTTGGTCTAACGTATAGTTTGTCATTCTTTTCCACAGTATCCCAAGTATATAACTTTTTCGGTACGTTAAATTCACCCCACAGTGCAGTCTTTTTAGTCCAAGGTGAGCCGTATTCATACGGTTGATAAACTAGTTTTGGCGCACCTAAAAACTCTTTTAACCTTCCCGTTGCAGGGTTTTCTATTACCCAAAATGCTGGGTTACACTGCTTTATAATTCTTAAGCAGTGATTAACTAAAAACATACCTTCTTCAACGTCACCATCACCTAAGTTATTTGCCCATTTAGCAAAACTAAATTCGGTACACACAGGGTTTGCAATCACACCATACACCGTTTCTGGCGGGTTGTAATTTTCAACACCTATATCTTTACCTACTTTTATAACTTCGTATTCATCGTGATTGGCATAAAACCAACTGTCGCTGCCGATATCAGCACATAGATGTAGTATTATTTTTTTCATAAATTATCCGTTAGTCTTCCAAGAAATCAGAAATCTTATCGCTAAAAAACTCAATGAACATCCCCAATGCAATTAGGGTTTCAGAGGTTATTGATAAGCAGATGTAAAGCAATATCACGGGTATTTTTAATGCAGTGATTAACTTATTCATCTTCAGTCCAGTATTGTATTAGCGAATCAAAGTCTTCAGGCAATATCTGATTCACAGAATGCTCATGTATGCCGAAATCAATTCGTTTGCCTGATATCATATAGAAACGAATCACTTTGTGCGTGATATCAAAGCTCATATATTCGACATTTGCGTTATTTATAACAATAACTTCATTATTTTGTAATCTAATGCTCGAATGGCTCATTTGTTTTTCTCCAGTACAATGTCAGTTAAATCATCAATTATTTTAATCAGCTCATCAGTGTGATGGTCTGGTACGTTAGATTGCATAAAAACATACATCTCTAAACCAGATAAGAGTTTTAGGATGCGGAGTGCTTGTTCTTTATTCATATCCCAATCCTTTTAAATAATCAGTTGCTTTCACATATATTTTATGGTTTTCAGGTACATAATCTGTTAAAACATTACTAAGCAGTTCAGCCAGTTCTTTGATAACAGCATCTTGTTCATTGAGTTTAGTGACGGCATCAATGTAAATAGTTTCTTTATTCATCATTTACTCCAATGCCATGTGCTTTTTCAATAATCCTAACTAACTCTCTAAGAGTGCATTGTTTTTCAGGCAAATCTATAGCGTTTATTTCTTCATCACTCAAAGGTTCACGCTTTAAATCATCCTTGGCTTTTGCATAGCCCCGCTGATACATCTCACGACCAGTCATTGGTGGCTCACGTTTTGGTGGTGCTAGACTGCTGTGAATGCCCATATCGTAATCACTCATAACTCATCCTCATACTTTTCTAAAACTTCATCAGCATCTTCGATTCTCAAATAACACAAATTGTAATCATCATTGTAATAGGCATTACAGATACCTCTTAAAACTGTAACCAGTTCATTACGTTGAGCAATCACTACACCTATCTCTTCTTCGTACAAATCATTTACCATCTTATTGCTCCTATTCTTTTTAGTACCGCATGGACTTTATAAGGGCGTTCTTTTCTAAATATATGCGTCATAGTCATATCTCTAGTAAACATCGCGTATTTAAAACTGCGCCATTCTACATCCCATCGATTGAATCCTCTTTGGCGTACTCTCATACTTCCTCCTCATCAATGATTTCCTCAAAAGAATTAAAAAAATCTTTTTTAGTTGTGACGAACATTTCACGAAGTCTGTTTGCATTAAAATAAGCAATCCCTTCAACCCAGTTATCGTTAATTTTTACCCAACACGCAGTTTCAAGTAAGTAAACGTCACCTGTTTTTTTGTTCTTGTATTGAATGCTCATAGATCCACCTCACATTTAATCATTTTTACTATCCTCTCTAACCACAGTTTGCACAAGTTCTTCAGACACAGTTTCCAGTATCTGACGGCATGATTCCACAATAGTGTGGTAATAACCCACGCCTTCTAAGTGTGAAAAGTTATGGTCTAGGTTGCGTAGTAATGATATTGCTTTAATGATGTCACGGTTGGTTTCTTCAATCACGCTTAGTCTATAATCACTCATTAAAACCTCCCCTCTTTTTCAACATAAAACTTAATGAATTCAAGCATCTCATCTACGCCCAGTTCATCATACTCACAGTGATTCTTTCTAGCTGTGAATTCTACGCCTTTAGGGGACATAGTAGCCACAAAGTTAACAGTTTTAAGCTCGGAGCAGTAATGCTTACCTGAGGTCATTCTGTATTCGAATGAGGTTAATAGCCATTTTCCATCGTCTTGATAGTCTGTGAAGCAGTCTACCCATTTCCATGTTGTTTTTTCTTTATCAGTCATTTTTATCTCTCCGATTATACAATTATTATTGTGGGAAAATACTGGTATCCCAGAACCCATCGATATCTGACATCACAAGGTCAGGTACGGTATATTCTTTGCCGTACTTGTCAATGTGTTCAACTATTGACCAGTAAATGTTATAAGGAATCTGTTCATTTGAGATGTTTACTTCAAAAGATTCATCCTCGGAGATTGAGTAGAACTCAATATTTAAATCGTCTGTATCGGTTTCTGATTCATCAGCGTGGTCAAATGTAGCTGGAATACTGACGTGATACTCAGACCATGATGCATTGACACAAGCGATGCAATCGCCTTGTGCATTGTTGATATAGAATTCGTGGCTATAATCTTTTTGTGTAACATTATTTTTTAACATTTTTGCTCTCCAGTAAAATAATTAAGTTGACGTATATTAATTGTGTTTGACAACAAAGTCAAATTTATTTATCGCAAATGTAAAAATAATATGCATTATTTGTTCTGTCTTCTTCATAAGGTTCACAAGAACCAGTATCATAGACCCATGCATCTCCACGAGAATTGAGGTTACCTGCCCAGTACACAATGCTATCAGCTAGGAATCTGTTATCATTGCAATTATATAACATGGTGATTTCTTCAATTAACGGTAAACGCCATCCTTGCGCTTTCTGTGCCACAGTGAGCTTTTGTTCTGCTGTATCATAATTGCCAAATTGCATGGAAGGTGACACATGGAATGGTAAATCCATCATGTCTGTGATTAATGTTGACTTAATGGTCAACTGTTGACGAAGAGCGTTCATAAACAGGATGGCTTCTTCGCGTGAAATATCTTGAGCTGCGTCCCAAGAGTAGGTTTCTTTTCTCGTAATAGGTGTCATGTTTTTCTCTCCAAAAACTGAAATTAATATGCCCACTCGGGGCGATAGTTTGATTGTGGTTCTTCTTGCATTGCCAAATACTCTTTGTATAAGTCAGATAGTCTGACTCCTTCGTATACCCATCCAGCTTTTTCTTCAGCAGTCATGCTGTCTACAAATTCTTGGTAAGTGAAAATATCATCGGTCATAACTTTATCCTAATAATGCATTTAAACGTGGTAAGTCCCAGTCACCTAATGTTAATAAATCTGGGTTGACGGTATCGTTAACCATAATAATACTAAATTCTTTATCATCAATAATCACTCGCGCTCGGTCATCCCAAAAAGGCATAACGATTTGCACATCGTCGGCATTGATTGATAGAGTGGCTCTTGAATCAGCAATGACCCACGCCTTGTTTAAAATTTCAATGATAGCTAATTTGTTTATTTTTTTGTTCATCTTTGCATCTCCAAGTAAGTAAAACATTTAAGTTGACGCTATTATAATCTTTTTTACGTTCTTGTCAAAAATAATTGATACCTGAATACACAAAATCCCTTCAAACACAGGTATCACAAGGTCTGGAGGGATTTTTTGGGCTTGGCAGGGAGTGCGGTGGTTATTCTATTTCATGTGCGTCCCATGAGATGTGTAGTCGCTTAGTTCCTTTTAAATAAGTAACTTTATAGCCTTTTTCTCTCAATAATGGGACAAGCATACGACATAGCATATGGCTATAGAATTCATAATCATAGTCAAAGTTATACGGCATACAAGCAGTCGAATAATCATACTCAAATGAATAAGAACCATTTTCAGCTTCTTCATAAATACGAGAATGGATTTGCTCTTTTGCATTATCAAAAACAATAACGAGTCGTTTTTTATATTTATCAAACTTTGTATCGGTAAATCTAACTATTTCCTGAGCTGTTACGAATTCGGTATACGATTTTCTAATCATCTTTATCACTCCTAAATTAAAAACAAACAAGGTAGGCTACGCCAGAAAACATCTTAGTCTTGCCCACAGGTGGTACGATATGTTTCTCAAGGCGTATGGCTTCATTAAAAGGTATTAAATCACCCGTTTCAACCATCTCTTTGAGTATCACATTGAGTGTTGCGGTATTGCTCATGTGTCCGATACGATAAGTATCGTTATTGAGCTTCTTCGCGAGTAAACTCTTAGGTACAACACCGTTATCGAGTAAATATGCCCATTCTTTTGAAACCTTATCACGAGGTTCATTCGGGTCAATTAATCGTTTGATTAATGTTGTGGTGCGTTTTTTACAGTTATTTTCACCAATACCAATCGTGCCTTCTTTAATGCGCTTGATTAGATTAAAGCAATCACGAAGCACGAGAGCTTTTGCCCATTCAAAGTCTTCCAAGGTTATCTCAGGCTTATAGCGATTACGAGTCACAGCAAAAAGCGAAGCAATGGTCATGACTTTTAAATATGCTCTAGCAAAAGGCTGTCTCTGCATCTCATCAATGCCTTGATTGAATCTCATGTTGATATACACTTCTAAATTAAGCATAGCGAGTTCTACTTGTTTATTAGCAGGAACAACTTGCTCAACGTGTTCCTGTTCGTGATTTAATTTAGCTTGGATAACGAGGTCACATAAATCAGTCACAATGTTCTGGTCAAGTTGGGTTAAGTGCGCACACTTATCTGACATCCCTTTGTGCGTTGAATATCGCTCAATTAAAACAAATCGTGAGATAAAACCACTCTTAGCCATTGATTCTGTAATACCTTCATAGTAATCAAGTGTGCAATCACCAATAAGACTTATAGCAGCTCCAGTTACACCTGTGCGGTTATTTGCGGTATCCGCATGACGACTACCTCCGTAGGTTGATTTAGGTGCTGATTTACTGTGAGCATCGAGTAACTCGTTATATAAGCCAGACATAGCGGCATCATTTTTATTCTTTAATGCGTCTACGAGTCTTGCGAATTCAGGCATCACAACAAGTATTGAGTGATAAGGCGATGATGTAATAACTGATTTAAATGCTTGTCCAGATGATAATCTATCAAAACATACGAATTCATCACCATTAACTTTTGCAATCGCATTTACAATCACACCAAGTGAGCGTGAAACGCTTTCTTTGCCAAGACCTGACGCTGCGAGGATAACAAAATAATTATTAAGACCTGCGCCATTGAAGTTCCATTGACGACCACAGATACCGGATATCAATGCTAGTGATGCACCAATCGCGGCTTCTTTAAGTTTATAGGGTGATGCATTGTAAATGTATTTTGAAATATCCCCGATTAAACCATGTGGGAAAGGTATGTCCGTTTTAAATAAATCCTCTTCAGCAAAAAACTCAAGTTCATCCGCATCAAAATCATATTTTAAATCATCCACATCCATGTTGTTTTCGATAGCTGCATCACGTTTACTTTTAGCGTAATCAAGTTCTGCTGTAATTCTGTCATTAGTCGTCTTAAAATAGCTATCAATAATGCTATCAAATAATTCGGTCATGCTCGTTAAATCAAGTTCATCACGAATCTTAATTAAACATCTATCAATACGGTAATTGGTACCTTGATGCTTTGCTCTCTGTCCCACAGGTGTTGTGCGGAATATTCTTCTAACTTGTGAGTCAGAGGGTGTTGCCCGACCTAAAATACAGATTAAGGCTAAGTCTACTTCGGATAAAGATGGATAATTAAAACTTACTAAATCCGTACTTTCAGTAATGAGACTCAGTTCGAGATACTTATCACACCAAGGTGAATCGAGAATCCAATCAATTACTTCATCATCAGTGAGGTCTGATTCAACTTCCTTTAACACAAAGTCAAATTCAGGGTCAGCCTGTAAGCCAAGTTTATCGACTAATGCAAGTAATGCTTCATTGCGATATTCAATTCGCTTTGCGAATTTTTCAATCTCGGATACCCGTAAGTCGGTATCATTTATTTTCTCAAATGTGCGCTCAATGCTGTAATCCATTGTGCCATCAGGTAATGCCTTTGCCACAGGTGTGACGATATTACCTGTGACTACGATGAATCGTCTGAAGGAATAGGCTTCTATTTTGTATTTAGATGACCTACGAGAAATAAATTCATCAGTTTTAAAGATGATGTGATATCCCATTCCATACGTTGAAAGTTCAGTGTAGGAATCAAATTTACTAATGATTTCATGCATCATCTCAATAGATTCTTTAGTTGTGAAATCTTTAATATCTAAATCAATTACACCAAAGTGATGGTCAGTATTCATCACAGCACCAATATCATATCCATGTGCATCAGCAAATGAAAATGCCACACTAAAAGGCATGAGATGAGACTTTATGTTGATATTACATTTAACAAGTTTATCTTGATTAGTTAAGGTATGAGGGATTTTACCCCCTATATTACCATCTACATCAGCAGCAATTAACCAGATGTTTTCTCTCTTTAATTCATCGGGTATTAAATTATAATTGCGAATTCTATTTTCCATTTTTTAAATCCTTATATTGTTGTAAAAGTATAACCTTCTGCTTTATACATAAATAAAGCACTATAAGCTGTTTGCAATGCGACTCTTAGACACATTTGAGGTGAGGAAATATCAATTTTGCCATTAACGGCTGTGTATTTAGGTATTGTGGCTAATATTTCATTTAATTCAGAAAGTGTATATGACCACATGGAGTGGTTTATTTGTTCATTTGATATACCCATCTTTGTGAAACGGAGGGATAAATATCGACTTAATGCCATGCCATTGATAGGCATAAATAGTTCTATAAGTCGTTGGTCAGAAATGTAGGTGGATAAAAGCTCGGTTAATTCAAGTGAGTAATCAGCCACATGAGCGTTGAGTTTAGCTCTGAGTTCAAGTAACTCGGAATCCGAGTATTTAGATTTTAAGTCAAGTTCAGGTATTGCATTGAATGCAATGTAATTATGACCACAGATTTTGACGATAGCTGTGTCAAGAGATAGTTCTTTATATTTTAAGATTTTATCTGATATTTTTGGTGTATTTGAAATTTCAACAGAAAGGGGTGTAGAAGGCTCTGAAATTTCTTCCCCTTGTGGTTGTATAGGTTCGGACATAAGAATTGATTCTACCTCTGCTGGAGAAAGTTTATTGAGTATTTCTGTGACTGCTTCGAGGACTTTATCGGACACATTCTTGATGTCATTAAGTTGATTTACGACCACATTGTTGGAGATGATATCCATAGATTCATATTTCTCATAACCAATTTGGATTAACCATTCAAAGGTTTTGACTTTAGTTTCTGTGGGCAATAGTGCGTGTAAGCTATCAAACTTATCCACAATATCTTGGGTTGTGCTGAATTTTAATTGGGTTTTAGTTGACATGGTTAGTCCTTACGTTTTGAATTGTTAGCTTTTATACATTCAGACATACAGATGTCTAATATCTCAATTGGTTCTTTGTTCATTAGAATGCACAGTCTTAGGAAGTTGAAAGCGAGTCTATAGCTCACATCAATATCAAGGCTTTGCGCTCCTGTGTCTGGGGTAAATGATAGTTTTATAGTATTCATTTATTTGACCTCTTTAACTTTAAATTGTTTTTCTTCCACAGAGTATTCCAGTTTCACAGTTGGGTGAGATAATAAATCATGAAGGAGATTGATGGATTGTTCACACATTTTTGTGTGATTGGTAATCCCTGCAAAAAATTTATTTGATATTTCTGTGATTTTTATGCATGAATCAGATGATAATCTGACCATGTGACGCTTAGTTTCTGTAGACATGATGGTTCCCGAAGTAAGTAAAATATTAGGTTAGCATATTTATCAACATTAGTCAACATGAGTTGATTTTGATGTTGTTGTAAAAAAATTTATTTTTTTTATGTTATTCCTAGAGGGGGAAAGTTAAGTTGGTACCAACTTGGTACCAAGAAATGTCTTTGGTACCAACTTGGTACCACACTCAAAGCCAGTAAATATAAGGGTTTGACCTTGGTACCAAGGTAGTGATTTGTTGGTACCAACTAGGATTTTGACAATAAAATAAAAAAGGTATAATTTTATAAACTTAAAAATATATATATTATAATAAAGCTTTTTTTCTTCTTAAAAATCAATAACTTACATCACATCAGCATCCAATATACAAAATCGGCTTTTTTGGCACTTTTTCGACTTTTTGACAACAAAATAACCACACAACTTAGTAGGTTATTCAAAATTCTTGGTACCAACATTTTTTTTATGGTTATTATTTGAAAACAAGAATCCAGCAATGACGCGGGTTTGAGGGTTGGTACCAAATAGGTACCATTGGTACCAATAAAGTTTTTAGGGTTATTATTTGATGATTTTTTGGATGTGAGTTTTGCCAAATGAGGTTCAAAATCCAATTTGTGCAAAATAATTTTATGGGCTAGTGGGGTAATGTGAAAAAAGGGTCATAATTTTGATTTTAAGGTGTGCTGAAGGCACGAGGAGGGATTGAGTGCTACATTGGTATTACTTGTGACACAAAAGACCACTGTGGGTCAATTCTGAGAGGATTTTGGATTGGCTGTTGATTTTACCCTGTGACCTGATGTGTCACAAGGAGGAGCTGCGTGACCGTCCCTGAGCCACAGGAGCTGAAGAAGGAGCTGTATCCTGTGTCACCTGTGGCTAAAAATACGCCTTCCAGTTTTGTGGGATGAAGTTCAAAATTGAATTGACCATGAAAAATTTTACAGGCTAACGAGCTTTTTGTGAAATCATACCCTAAAATTGAATTCTAAGGGGTCTAGGAGACGATTTCAGGCTCTGGGTGTGGTCGTAGTATTCCTCAAGACCTGAACGGGGCATAGCGGGTAAATTTGAGCGTATTGGTCTCAGAGTGAAAAAAGTGATAAATACCACTTGAAAAGTAGTGGATTTATACCATTTTGAGATTAGGGTTTTTCTAAGTTACTGATTTATATACAATTATCTAACCTTATAAACTGTATGGTTTTATAAGTGATTGAATTCTATAGTGGTTTAACGTCTGTTTAATAGACTAGTTGACTTATCAAGTAACAATGCTGCAAACCTGATTAACTGCGAACCTGATTACTTGAAAGTGTTTAGCTGTAAATTTTTAAAGAACGTTTTTTATTCTATATATGCAAGCAATAAAAAATCATGTGACTGGTAAAGTATACCGCATAAAAGCCGCGTGGCATGACGCGCGACAAGATGACGCGCGTATTTTAACTTGTTGTTTTTGTTAGATAAATGTTTTTATTTTGATAATAAAGTAAAATTAATTTGATAAGAAAGCAAAAAAGATTAAAATACGTTAACTTTTTTATTTTTCTTTTCTTTTTTTAGGCGGTTTATATGTTAGATAAATTTATGTTAGGTTTATTTTATGTTACTGGTACAAGTTTAATTGCACTCATGAGTAGTGCGGTAGTTTTATTTTTAATTAATATCTAAGGTGGTCATTATGGTATTTATAAGCAAAGAAGACAAAAACGCCAAAGCGGTTTTACTACGCGCGTTGGGTAAAAAATATGGCGTGTCATTAACAGTCGCACGTCATAACCATTCAACTATAGTGCTAAACATATCAAAAGGTAAAATTGACTTTTTTAGTGATTATAATTTGGAAGATGATAGTGGATATATTAAAGTTAATCACTATCGAATTGATTATAATTTTTGTGGTATCTCACAACAATTTTTAAATGATGCTTTCAAAATCTTGAATAATGGCAATTATAATAATAGTGATTCAATGATTGATTATTTTGATATTGGTTTTTATATCGATATTAATATCGGTAAATTTAGAAAACCGTATCTTTTCATTAACAATTAATTTTTCAATTTTTTTTTAAGGTAGTCACAATGGATTTTTTAAAAAGCTTAGAATTGTTTTACTCTTTTACTTCACATTCTTTAAATCGTAAATTAGGAGATATGGCAGCGGTATCAACGTCAAGCCCTAGTTGTCCTGATGACTGTGCATTATTCAATGAATGTTATGGGAAAATGTCATTCACTGGTATTCACTGGCGCAAATTAGACTTAAGCGGTCTAACCTATGCGCAGGTCATGAATTACGTTGACGCAATGCGAAAACGTAGCAAACTGCGCTTTAACGTGGTTGGCGACCTTGCACACCTAGATGGCACGATTGACGCTGTAAAACTCTTAAAACTGGCTAATACAGTGAAAAATCGTATGATTGAAACGATTTTATATACCCATCATTCAATCGATAATAGTTTGAATGTTAGCGCGTTGAAGTTAGCATTCTCAAAAGGCTTGCATATAAATATTAGTTGTGAAGACACAAACAAGGCTGCGCAAGCCTTAAATCTCGGCTTAAATGCCGTGATAGTTTTACCTACGGGTTCAATTAATAAAGTCATCAAACACGAAGACTTGACGATTGTTCGCTGTCCAGCTGAATATAAAGACTCTATCCAATGCGCTAACTGTATGTTATGCGCAAAGGATAGAGTCGAGAAAAAAATAATTATTGCGTTTACCGCTCACGGTGCCAAACGCAATGCCTTATCCAAAAAATTAGGCGGTTTAGAATGATTGTTTTTAATACTGGTAGACTTGTTAAAGTTTGGTTTGTTTTTAATCTTATTATTGTTTTATTATTGGTGGTATTATGAAAATTCGAATTAATAAATTGCACTTGTTGCAAGGCGTGACTTTTGATTATATTATGGCAAACAAGCCGATGATTGATAAAAAAATCAGATTTTATTATCTTGAAAATACTTTTATTATTATTAATCATTTTGATAATGGTAAACTGTATACTTTTGATAGTTATCAATCATTTAGAAAAAAAATTAATGACATTATTGTAGACTGGTAGACTTGTTAAACAATTGAACCCCGCTTCAGCGGGGTTTTTTATTGCTTGCAAGTTATTGATTTTTAAGAGATACCTACCCCATAACACCCCTATTTTTTATAGGGTTGGGGTAGAGGGGCATCCAACCACCCACAAAAACCCCAAATCACCCCACTATTTGACAACAAAGCAAACCCACCCCCTATATACCCTCTTTTTTATAGGGACAAAGCCCATCTCAAATATAGGATTTTTAAAAATACCCCAACCCAATATAACTTGACACCAAACCCCTCACTGTGATATACAAATGTCTTTTGGATTTAATAATAAATAGATATGGCAGATACAGAAATAGCGACTAAAGAGCGACAATTAAGTCATTATGAGGTTGAACTTCGTGAGAAGTTTGTGAAGGAATATATGTTTGATAAGAACCCAACCAAAGCAGCTATCCGTGCAGGAATCAATGCTACTTATGCAGATAATTATGCAAAAGAGTTCTTATCAGAGAGCAAAGTCCAAATCATGATTAAGCGTAAAGAGATTGAAGCATCTGTGGCAGCAGCAGACCCTGAAAGGATGCGTCAGGATATGATTATTTCACTTAGACAAATCATGATTTATGATGGGGAAGGCTCAAATGCATCCGCAAGAGTTGCGGCAGCAAAACAATTAGCCGCTATGCTCGGACTTGAAGCACCCTCTAAATCTGAAACCAAAGTTGAATTCATGGGAGGTGTGATGGTTACACCAGCCACAATGACTGTGGATGATTGGTCAGCTCATGCTATTGACTCACAGAGTAAATTGCATAAACAACTGGAATCATCCATATGAAACTCCAAAACCTATCAGACGAAGAATACTTCAAACGCTTTGTCACTACTGTGATATCAAAAGACTTTGTGATTCTTTTAGACTCCTTAATCACCACAACCCAACTCACCTATACTAAGAAACAAGCTCTCGCTAGATTCAGGGATGATGGCACAATGGATTCAATAATCTTAGGTAAATTTGATAAGGTATTGCTCTCCGAAGTAATTGAAATTCTCGCAATATTCAATCTAGGCTTACGCTTCATACCTGTGAATAAAGAAGACTACTGTGAGCAAGATATCATGAGTATTCATTGATGAATGAGCCAAATGAAGAATTAAATGAGTTACTCGATTTAGATATCCATAAATGTTTCCTCAATTTAGATACAAAAGATGAAACATTATTTAAATTAAAATATGAATTAGAACTAATAGACGACTATTTACTTGGTGGCGATTGGGATGAGTAATAATGGATTAATTGTAGATGGAAAAGTAAATGGTAGAAAGATTATCTGGCAACCTACTGCTGGCTCTCAGACCCTCGCGTTATCATGTCCCGCAAATCTAATTCTTTATCATGGCTCACGGGGTAATGGTAAAACGGATTTACAGATAATGCGATTCCGTAAGAGTGTGGGAATTGGATATGGTCGATTTTGGAAAGGGATTATTATTGACCGTCAATACTCCGCATTAGACGACATCATAACAAAAACAAAGCGTTACTTTCCTCAATTCCTAGATGGGGCGAAATTCTTATCGAGTAAAGGCGAATTCAAATGGGTGTGGAAAGATGGTGAGGAACTATTATTTCGTGCTGTGGCTGACGAACAGGATTATCAGAAGCTGCATGGACAAGAATTCTGTTACATAGGCATTAACGAGCTGTCGCAATATCCCGATTCAACTGTGTTAGATTTGGTCACCTCATTAAACCGTACCTCATTTGTACCTGAAGAACATCCTCTACTTGATGGAACTATTCTACCTGAGATACCCTTAACCATCTTCTGCACAACAAACCCAAGTGGTCGTGGACATCTATTTGTGAAAAAAAGATTCATTGATGCTGGTGATGCGGGTGAAATTGTGAAGCGAGAGGTCAAAATATTCAATCCTCGTACACAGAAAGAAGAAGTCATGGTTAAGACCCAATGTCATATATTCGGGTCATATCGTGAGAATACAAAGCTATCCCCTGAATATGTGGCAGACTTAGAAAGTATTATTGACCCACGCAAAAGACGTGCATGGCTCTTAGGCTCATGGGATAATGCTGTGGATGGAGGTATGTTTGAGGATGTATGGGATTCCGATACCCATATCATCCCACCATTTGATATCCCTAGTAGTTGGAAAATAGACCGTTCATTTGACTGGGGAAGCAGTAGTCCTTTCTCTGTGAATTGGTGGGCTGAGTCTAATGGTGAAGATATCACATTGCGTAATGGCAAAACTCGTTCAACTGTGAGAGGGGATTTATTTCTTATTGGTGAATATTATGGTTGTGAAGAAGGAAATGTTAATAAAGGATTAAAGATGCTTGCTCATGATGTAGCTACAGAGATTGTAAAACGTGAACTCATGATGGGTATTCATGATAGATGTAAAGGTGGAGCAGCAGATAACTCTATTTGGAATATGGAGAATGGCAATTCCATTGCACGGTCAATGAATCAACCTATTGTGATTGGGGATAAAGTCTACCAAGGTGTGACCTGGGAACGCTCCGATAAATCACGAGGTAGTCGTGTTCATGGCTGGGAATCGGTGAAGCAATTTCTACAGAACTCAAAAACAACACCTGACAAACCTTATCGTGAAAAAGCGGGGTTATTTATATTTAATACCAATAAATATTTTATTGAAATATTTCCGACCACAGTTCGTGATACAAAGAACCCTGATGATGTAGAAACTCACTCCTGTGACCATATACAAGATGCAGTGAGATATCGAGTATTAGCAACCAAGTTAGGCTCTAAGTCTGGTAAGACTAAGGGGTTGACATAGGGGTAATTTATCAAACACCTAAACACCATCTATCAACAATTAAAATCAAGTGCTACTAGGAGAGGTATTCCCTTTAGATTAACCAAACTACAATTATATGGATTAGATTACCCTACCGTGTGTCCAATATTAGGTATCCCTCTCAAATGGAATAAAGGTAAAGCCTATGATAACTCCTATAGTTTTGATAGAATTGATAATAATGGTGCGTATGAAATAGGAAATATTGTTGTGGTATCTAATCGTGCTAATAGACTTAAGGGTAATGCAACGGTTGAAGAATTAGTTAAGATTGCGGAGTTCTATAAAAATATTGACAATTTAAAATAAGGCATTATAATTAATCATAACACGGCTCTGAGTCACGAGAGTTCTTTAAGTTTATCGTACTGACAGCTTGGAAAGACAAGCACTATGAATAAAACAATATGGTTTTGAGATTCTGCCGAATCGAGTTCTCCTATCATTTTCACCGCCTAAAGTAGAAATGATTGGTTACACCATGTTGTTTTATTGATAGTTAAATGCGTAGGCTGATACGCTATGGAACGGGGTAGAAGCCCAAAAGCCTAGTGGAGTGTTACTGTAGGAGTAACTATCTCGAAAGAGTAAGCGTGTGTTAAACAGCACCACAAGTTGGAGTTCAGCACCGACAACTATCAATATGCGCCTGTAGCTCAAAGGTAGAGCGCGTTCCTCATAAGAACTGGGTTGTAGGTTCGAATCCTGCTTGGCGCACCAATATCAAACCTCATCAAATCCCCAATCAAATCCTTGACAAAACCCACTAACTTGTGGTAATGTGTTCTTTTCTAACCACCTTATACTAACCTAAAGGTAAAATAATAATGGCTTTAAAAGAATTCTTACAAGAAGTTAAGTCGCTAAATAGTGATGCTGGTATTCAATTGACTAATGCGGATACCCGCACTGTGATTGATAATGTGTTCAAAGCATTAACTGCTCAGACATCAATTCGTATTCCAAATTTTGGTGCATTCAAATTGAAAACTCGTGCTGCTCGTGCTGCAAGAGTAGGTCGTAATCCGTCCACAGGTGAAGCATTGAATATCGCAGCTAAACCAGCGACACAATTTCTCGCATTCAAGCAAGCTAAGTAATAAAACTATAGTGAGGACGTAATGGCAGAAGATTTAGAAAATAGAATCGCGGAATTAGAAGGAATCATTAAACGTCTATCTGCGGTAGAAGTCAAGAAACCCTCACTGTGGGATAAAGTAAAATATAAATTATCCGAACAAGGAACTCAACGAGGACTTATGTTATTAATTCCTATGTTGCTGATTTCTTGGTTTGGTATTGAAAAAGATACAGCCGTTGAAATTGTCACAGGTGTGATTGCTTTAGCTTCTGCTCATGACATAGTTACTGAAGGATAAAATTTTATGAGTATTAGTTCTACACATCCACTTTATGATGAAGCAATTCCCGATTACACTTTAATGCGGGATTGTTATAAAGGCGAGAAACAGGTTAAAAGTAAAAGTGAGACGTATCTACCTCCAACGGGCGGTCAAACACTTGATGGTATGGGTATTGGTCAAGATGGGCGCACTGCATATAACGCTTATAAGCAACGAGCTGTCTACCACAACTTTGTACATGATGCTGTTGAATCGTATTTAGGTCTTCTCCACTATAAACCCACTCAAATATCACTTCCTCCAGAAATGGAATTTTTGCGCGATAAAGCAAGTATTAATGGTGATAATATTGACCATTTATTGCGGAGGATTCATGCGCAACAATTTATTACTGGGCGTGTTGGCTTATTGCTTGACATTGATACTAGTGGCTCTGGCAACCCATATATTGCTATATACGATGCAGAGCATATTACTAATTGGGATGAAGGCTCTGATAATGTCGGGTTCAATGCTTTAAATCTTGTGGTACTAGATGAATCCACATGGGTAAGACGTGACTTCTCATGGTTTGAAGAATTTAGATATCGTGTTCTTTCATTGGGTGATTTAGTTCTTAATGAAGAAGATTACACAACAAGTGAATACTCACAAGCTGTTGTGATTATGGGTGAAAACGGGGTCATGATTGACCGTGCGCTATACACACCTAAGTATCGTGGTCAAACATTAAATGAAATCCCATTTGTGTTTATTAATACAAAAGATATTGCCGCTAAACCTGATATCCCACCATTACTCGGATTAGCTAATCTATCGATTGCAATCTATCGTGCTGAAGCAGATTATCGTCATACACTCTATATGCAAGGTCAAGACACACTTGTGGTAGTAGGTGGCTCTAATGACCAAGACCAAGCAACCCGTGTAGGAGCAGGTGCTAAAATTGATGTAGATATGGGCGGTGATGCCAAGTTTATTGGTGTGTCTTCCTCAGGTCTTGCTGAGATGCGTCAAGCTCTACAGAACGACAAAGAAGCCGCTGTGACTAAAGCTGGTCAGTTAATGAACAGCAACAGCAAACAAGAGTCAGGTGACGCACTTAAGATTCGTATGGCGGCTCAGACAGCAAGTTTGAATCAAGTAGCTGTGACTGCGGCATATGGATTAGAGCAATTGCTTAAAAAGTTAGCACGTTGGATGAATGTGGATGAAACCCAAGTTAAGGTTATCCCGAATTTACAATTCGCGGATAAGAATATGACTGGTCAAGACTTTGCGCAACTTGTGGCTGCAAAACAAACTGGTTTACTTCCTATCTCGGACGCAGCGTTACATGAAATCTTAAAATCTCAAAATCTAACTAAAATGGATTATGAGCAAGAACGCAAACAAATAGATAGTGAAGATTTAGCTCCACCAATCCAAGTTCAACCTGTTAAACAACCGACCACTACTGTGACAGTAAATGGTCAAGAAGACGATATGACTGACAATGGTGTTAGTCCAACACAAGGCTAATGTTAGCCGAACCTTAGAGGATTTTTAAAGATGGCTTTAAAATACGAATTAACGAGTTTAGACGAAATTGATGCATCACTTCATGATTTATATACATCTGTTGATGATGGTTCAAAATATGTACTTGATGTTGAAGGTGTGAAACCTTTAACTGAATTCAATACTGTGTACTCTGCTCTGCAAAAAGAGCGTAATGATGCAAAGACAATCAAGCAGAAATTGTCTTTATTTGGTGAACTAGAACCAGAATCTGTGCAACAACAATTGGCACGAATTAAAGAATTAGAAGCCGCGTCTGAAGGTAAAATTGATGATGCCAAATTAGAACAAATGGTTGCCGCTCGATTAAATGCGAAGCTACAACCTGTGATTAGTGAGAAAGAGCTATTGCTCTCTAAAACAAAAGAATATGAAGAACAATTAAATCGTTATCAAACGATTGAGCGTCAGCGTAGAATGAACGATGAGTTTACAAGTAAAATCAGAGCCGCTAAAATTGATTCACGTTTTGAAGAAACTGTGATGCTTAAAGCGGAAAGATTGTTTGTGGAAACTGATGATGGTAAGTTCTTGACCAAAGACGATTACCTTCCATTTGAAGCGTGGTTAGCACAGCAACAGCAAGTGACAGCATTCTGGTGGGGTGAATCTCAAGGTGGAGGTTCTAAAGGCTCTGGTGGTACTACACGAGTCG